ATTATTAACGTCTAACATACTCTGTAACTCACCATAATCACTTCCCACTAACTGATTAAACCCTTCACCTATTTTTTTGATTGAGCCATCAGGCATCGTTATTTCCATGGTCCCATTAGCACCAATTTTACCTAAACTCGCAATTAATTCTTTTTGTTCTTCAGGTACCGTATTAAATCCATCGAGTAATTTTAATTTTTCAGTTCGTTGAGCTGAGTTAATTGCCATTTCTGAAAATTCTTGATAGGATTGTCCCGCAAGTTTGGCAGCCTCTCTAAGTCGATACATCTCAGTAACAGGTATATTAAATTCACCTGTCTCCTTATTGAAGTCTACTGAAGCTCCTGCCATATCGACAAGACTTGTTTGAAGACCCTCCATATCTGTTTGGGCCATATGTAATAATTGGAATGGGTCACCTAATGCTCCGACCGCACCTCCTAACATTTGGAATCCTGCGGCAGTTTCAATTGCTTTTTCAGGTGACATTAACTCATCAGCAAAACTAACAGTTTTACTCATGTCAATTCTTAAGGCTTGAGCTTCCGCAACCATTTTTGATAGACCTTGTACTCCATCTTTAAAGTTGTATGTTACCATTAACTTTAAATTCTTGTTAACCTCACTCATAAATGATGATACATTTACTCCGTATGACCTCGCTTCTTCAGTCATACTCTGCATGTGGTCAAGAGTTTCGTCTGTTGTATACCCTAATGTATCAAATGAAGTAGCCATTGTAGCTAATTCAGTTGAAGTCATATTAGCAATTTGACCTAAGGCTTGAAATCTAACAACTTGTTCATCGGTAAAAAAAGTTGTTCTCATCATTGAATTATTCAATGCTGCAAATAAACTAATATTATCTTCTATAGTGACACCAATACCTAATGTTGTTTTAGCGGCGTTAGCGGACATTCTCTGTATTTCGTCACTAACAATTCTAGTTTGACCTATTGACTCTCTAACCGCTTGAGCGGCTTTTGTGTTGTATCCACCAACATCTTGTATAACCGATTTAACATCAGTTACACTCTCCATTAATCTTTTAGTGAAACTCTTTAGTCCAATATTAGCTAAATCTATTTGAGTATTGATGTTTTTTACATCATCACTAATACTTCCTGAACCTGAATTATTTGATTGAAACATAAAATAGTTTTACTATAAATATCGTTTACCGAGATTTTTGTCTTTGTTTTTCAATCTCCTCATTTTTTTTAGCGAATTCGGATGATAACTTGTCAATAAAGAATTTTCTCTCATATGTAGGCATAATTTGTAGGTCTGAGTAAGACATATTTACATGTTTACTTAGATAATAGAACTCATCAAGCATAACTTTCCTATAATTAGAAGAAAGGACGAAAAAACTCTGCCCCAAAAGTGATACGCACATTCACTTTTTCTCCTGACGGGGCCATAACAGTTCTATCTAGGTCTAATTTAGGTTCACAATCTGACATTGTGTTCCTAATAAATTTAGAATCCATAATAGGTAGCGTATTTATAAAAGTTGATATTTTTTCTCGGTTCTCATCACCGTCAATAGATACAACATGTTTTTCTAATCTTTTTGTAACAATTGGAACTGTGACACCTACAGGATAACTTTCGTCTAAACGACTTAACTCAGTAGTGTCTCCTACGTTTAAAAGTCTACAGATTACATTAACACCTGTTTTTGGTAGGTTAAACTCAAATAATCCTTTATTATTTGGTTTAATTTTTGGTTGTAAGATATTTAATTCGTCTAATAAAATAGTCGCGTCAAAATCTTTTTTAGTTTTTGGGTCTTTTAATTTAAAATTATATTCAGGACCAAATGCTGTATTTCTTAAAAATATTAAGATAGCTTCCGCATCTCCATCAAGTATATCATTGATATTGAAGTCTGGTTCGTAAATTTTATTCTTTAGTAATGTAGTAACTAAATTCTTGTCCCCTGAAGATGATAATAATATATTTTCATCTTGAGCAGTTAAATACCCAACTTTAAGAGATTTTTTCTTATTTACGTAGAATATCCCTTGCGATGGTAATGGTACCACATCGTGTGGTAAGTCCATATTAGCTTGTCCGTATTGTTTTCCTTGGTCCATAATTGTTAATTAAAATAAAAAACCATAGAAGTATTATAACTCCTATGGTCTTAAATATATAATCTATTGTTCTATAATCAATACTTGTTTTATATTAGTATACCAAAATACATCTATCAGGACGTAATGTCGCTGTAATCGTAGCAAGTGCATCATCACCATACCCTAAACTATCAAAATTAACATCAGTTAAGAAGGTTCCTTGTAGAATCCATTTTTCAACTGCAACTCCTGTTGGGTCTAACATTTCTAAGTCTAAGTCTTTCTTGTATCCTGCTGCATACCCCATACGACCTGTTACGGACTCTGAATGTAATCTAACCCACTCCATTAAAGCTTGTGAGGCGGATGGACCAATTGGGTCACGGAATGTAACGTTTATCGTGTTCCACACGAATCTACCAGCCACATATGTGGATGTATTTAAAAAAGGAATTTCTGTTGACCCGATTTGGATGTTAGGTCTTGATGTAGACTCAACATACCAAGAATTAATACCCAATGATGATGGAAACGATAGTATAAATCGATTCTTCCTTTTTGGTTCATAGGGAACGGGCATTTTCATTAATAAGTCTGCCATTGTATTTTGGTTTTATATTTCTTTAGTTTATTTAATTATAAATATCCAGTTTAAAAGTTTTTCTATTTACTTTTATTTTTTTTTCAGTAATCTACTAGAGCAAATAAAATAATAATTTTTATTAAACTTCTTTTTTATCTCCTCCTTTAGTTAAATAGGTTTTAACTGGTTTATCTTTATATTCTTTATCTAAAAATGCTTTAATCTTTTCTACGTTGCCTGGGTCATCGTCAGAAAACCCAATCATTGGTACAAAATTATTTTTTATATCATTTTTAAGAAAGGCTTTTTTACCAATCCTCTCACTCATTTCTTTAACATATGTAATGAAACTCCTTAATGCTTTAATTTTACCCTCTTCAGGGTCCGCAGCATTCCCTTCACCATATGTAACAGGATGGTACTTATTTAAATCTAAATAGTCGTTAATCATTATTGACGAATCTTTTTCTTCATCACCCGTCATATTACGATATTTTTTAAGATTGTCAATTAAAGACTCCTTACTAATACCGTTATGGTTAGTCACAATCATATTATAAATCGCTTCACGTAATACCGATGGTGTATGTCCTCTTGCAGTGATTATTGAAAAAATTGACCCCCCATTTATTGCTTCAACAAAATCATTCCACGATGGTCCTGGTTTCGCTAATAGGGAATCGACTATAAAGGCATTGTCACCTCTAACACCGAAATTTCTATAAGGGTCATCGGCATACCCCACAATCATTTTACTTTTATATTCAAAAGGTTCTTTACCAATCATACCTCTATAGTCTGCAAAATCTTCCGTTGACATACCGACCTCTTCGTCTTCATCAGACAAAAGTATAATCTGTGTTGGCATAGTAGCAATATTATCGTCCCAATCAAAAGCATAATACTTCAAATCGGGGTTACCTTCAGGGTCAAATCCTTCCTGTAATTTTTTTTCGTGATAAAATTCTCTAATGACCTTCTTTAAACTCATTATTACTTCGTTTTTTTATTGATTTTTACCATTAGTCTTTCTAATTGTGTCTCAGATATAACAATGTTTTGAGGTTTTTTAGAAAAAGACTTTTTTCCGTTAGACTTTACGTTTAACGATTCGTTAAGTGTTTTTTTGTTAAATTCCATTTTATTTTTGTTTAAACTTTTAATTGGCTAAGAGGAGGGAATTAACCCTCCTCCTTATTATAAATATAGTTAGTTATTAAATATCTTCAAAAGATGCTCCTGTAGGAGTTATCAAAAATTCAATATCAATAAATTCAAGTGCTCTTGTCGGTTTCAAGTATATTTTACCTGTTAACGTATTAGAGTCTAAATCTTCAGGTGTTCCTG